ACTTCTTCAGCAAAATCCCATGTAGTAGCACCACCTGTCAGCATGATCTCATCAAAAACATATAAATTGTTGCCATGTTTATACGCACAGATCCCTGCCATAGGGTCAACGTTAAAATCTAAACCCAACAACAAAGGCAGCATATGTAGGTCTTCCACTTCCTTATCAATATTGTCATCACTGAAGCTAACAGCAACTAAACCAGTAAGATTTTCAAAACTAGCTTCAAATTCCTGTCTAAATGTCCTTGCATCCAGTTGACTTCTAGCTGCTTCTACTTCTTCTGGTGCAACATTACCTCCTTCAATTGTGGTAAAACTCCATCTTTTCCAATCATCCCACTCCTGTTCACCACAAAAACACCACATATCATAAAACCAACTCGCAGTGCCATCAGGAGTAGAAATAAACAAAGCCCATCCCTGTTTATCAGCCAATGCAGGTCGAATTACCTCTGCCCATACATCACGTTCCATAAAGGCTGCTTCATCCAATACAACCCCCGCTAAACTTCTACCCCTCAATGCCATTGCATTTTCTGTTCCCTTTAACTCAATAGTTGATCCATTTATTAATTCAATTCTTAAATCTGTTTCATTTTTGCTTTGAATCCATACTCTCGGTACTAATTTCTTCAATTCTTTCCACGCAATATCTTTTGCCATCCTATAAGTAGGAGCACAATAAAAATAAGTCTCCCCAGGCCGATTGATTGCTCCTCTAAGCAATTCGATACAGGAAAGGTATGATTTACCAAACCTTCTTCCTGCAACCAACACCCGAAATCTTTTATCACAATTAAATACCTCCCCTTGTGCGTACCTTAAACTGATTTCTGGTCTGTTTTTTACCGCCATACACTTAAAAATAACAGAAATTTCAATCTATACCCCCTATTTATAGCCTACTTCGCTATTTTTAGGTTATTATTCGATTATTAACCCCTCTCAGATTAAGTCCGTGGCTTCTTCTACCTTTCCCAACGATATTACTCCTCCAATAGCTCAAACTAAAAAACGTGGTAGACCTAGATTTGTTGCTAGATCAACAGCAGAAAAGGTTCAAGAACGTGCTCAACGCTTATATTCACGCCAATTAGACGGCCAAACTACTCGCCAACTTGTAATCGAACACTCAAAAATTGAAGGAATTTCAGAAACAACAGCTTGGCAGGATTGGGATAAAGTAAAACATTGGAACACAGAAGATTGGGATAAAGATAGAGAAAACATGTTACCTCGCTTACAAGCAATGAGAGTACGCTTATTCAATAAAGCAGTTAAAAAAGGTCAATTACAAACAGCAGCACAGATTTTAGACAGCCTAGGCAAAGTAATAGGTGAATCCGTAGAAACTGTAAACATCCAAGCCCCAGAACTCTCAATTAAAGTTGAATCAAAGTAACGAAGATTTCAGATATATATTTAAGTTCCTCGCCTGGGCCTACAAAAAAAATTTTTTGCAACCACACCCCATATACGCTCTAAGGTACCTGTGTGCCTCTCTGATAGCACTCTAATATAACTTGCTTATGTTAGTACCTTCGAAATTTTCGCCTGTCTGAAGCGATCCTCAGAGGACTTTGTAATATACTTAATATATATTGCTTTAATATCACTCTTATGTTAGATTTATATACATGGTATATTATCAAAATTGGCACATGGTGTATTTAAAAAATTCCCTATGTACAAAATATGATTTTATACCTTTTGACTCTTTGAATTCTCTAATGTTTAGAATCAGTTCGCTGACTACAACCTCTTGAGAGATACAAAAGCAAAGAATCAAAAAAGTAACTTGAAAATTTATCACCTTCCAACTTATGGACTCAAAAGAGTTAGCAAGACGAAAGTCTTACATGAACATCGAATTGTGCAACAATTTCAAATTAGCTTTTGATATTGCACTTTCAAAAATATCTGTTGATGAGGAGGAATACTTCAAAAAAAATATGATGTTTTTGGAAGCAACAAACAATAAGCATCCCAAGTGGCCTAACTGTTTATTCTTTAAAGATTATCAGACTAGGGAGACTATTAGAATTGGATATGATCTCATGGATTGTATTTAATTATGATAGGTAACACTTGCATTTATCCAGAGTACGAAAACTACCTAATAAAAAATAAAATTAGGTATGAAAAATGTATCTCTAAAAAGTCTAAAAGATTATGGCTTAAAATCCATCCAATGGATGAGTCAAACCACTTTGACTTTTTCCATTCAATTCCAACTTACGTTAAATTGGTATTGGATGATTAAATAAAATTACATCAGGAGTTAGTTTTCTTATTAGCTCCTTTTTATCCCTTCCAGATTATGAGAACCTATCTATTAATTTTTTCATTCTTAATTTTAACTTGGCAAGGTATTGTTATCAGCAATACACTTGCAACAAGATTAGAACAAAGAACTGAACAAGTACATCAACTACTTAAGGACATTTAACTATGTACATTAACCCTGATTATTATCTCTATGAGAAAATAAAAGAATTACAAACAAAAGTAATTCGATTAACTGACGAATTAGCGGATGCTAATTACACCATAAAAAAACTACAACAAAAGGAAGAAACAAAGTGACTTCAACAATCGAACCAAACAAACAAACTGTTTCAATTGCACATTTAGATTCTAGGGAATATATAACAATCCCTAGATTTCAAATGATCCAATTGATGTATGTTTTATATTCTGATCGCTTAATGATCAGAGGTGGCACACCTACCCAATTTTTCAATTTACATTTTTCTAATAAAAGAAAAACTAAGAAATTTTGGCAAAGGCACTTTGCACCATACTTAAAAAATATATTTCCTTCTGATATTCCAGAGAGAATAAAAGACAAGTTAGTATTGATGCAATTAGGAATTTAAAATAAATTACCAGCTAGAAATAGCTGGTTTTTTTTTGACAAAAAAAATTCCTGGACTAAAAAAAATTTTTCATTAAAAAAAAATAGACTAATAGTAATTAAAATATTTTAAATGCAATTTTTGAATGTAAAAATTAAATGCAATTTTTGAATGTTTTTTTATTGAATGTTTTAAATAATACTTTAAATATAAACTATTAATTGATATCATATTAATGTAAACATATTATTTATTTACTATGACCACAACACCAACAAAAAAATTAAATGAATCAAACTTTGGGTTTATTCATTATACAAGTGCATTAAGTCACTATATGGAACAAGATTTTAATATTGCTATGGAAGTATTCTCAATTCTTGAAAACAAATATTTTTGTCAAGATTGGGGAATTGTTGAGAGTGATTCCGTTCAATTTAATAACGAAGCAGTAAAAAAAGAGAATGGCGGGGACATATTAGCGGTTTATATGTTATCTACTGGCCGTAAGATATGGATTAAAACAGTTGGCTATGGAATAAAAGAAAATCAAATGGACTTAAAAGAATATACAAAAGCAGATTATAACAATACTTGCATAATGTTCCCAGAGGATTATTAAAAATGGACTTTAATAATAATCAAATCAAAATTATAGAAAATCTTATTGATGATAGGATTTTTTATTTACGTGAAAATATCGGCTATTGTAAAAACTACCTTCCAGAATGCCGAACTAGTCACGAAGTAGAAGAGAATCAAAAAGCTATCTCAACATCAAATAAAGAGCTTCACTCTTTAATTGAGTTAAAATCTTACATTTTAAAAAATTTGGAGGTTATTTCAAAATGAATTTTATTGATAAAGAGCGAACTATTCCATTAGATAGATATTTAGAGGATGGTTTTAACAGTCGAAGTGAATATATAAATTATTTAAAGTCTGAATATGGTGCATTACAAGTTAATGCACTTTTATCAGTTTTACCACCTAGTGAAGACTTCGACGGATTAATAACAGAGTTAGAAGATAATAATTTATTTTTTTAATACTTTCATTTAGGGATGTTTTAAACATCCTTAAATAAAAGTATTTTGATAAATGCTTTTAACCTTCCAAATTATTTTTAAAAATTATGAATGATTTATTAAAAATGTCAAAAGGTAATAAAAAATTAAAATCAACTTTAATTTTTGATTTACCCGCAGGGCGTACCTGTCCTATGGCCTCTGAATGTCATAGTTATGTTGTTATGAATGATAATGGCAAGACTAGTTTAAAAGATGGCGAAAATAATATTTTTCGATGTTATGCAGCAAGTCAAGAAAATCAATATTTGAATGTTTATAAAGCTAGAAAATATAATCACGATTTAATTTTAAAATCATTAAAGAATGATAATGGAATTAAATCTAATACTATTAAATTGGTTAATGAATCGATTCAAAAGCATATAACAAAAAACATAGATAAGGTTAGAATTCACTCTAGTGGAGACTTTTTTAATGGTGAATATTTACGGGTATGGCTAGCAGTAGCTAGACTTAATAAACATCTTAAATTTTATTGTTATTCTAAAAGTTTGCATTTATTCGGTACTAATGTTTCAATACCTGATAACTTTTATTTAACTGCTTCAATGGGTGGCAAGATGGATATATTAATACATAAAAAATATTTTAAAAGATGGGCTATTGTAGTTAATTCAGAAGACGAAGCAATTAAAAAAGGTATAGAGCATATCGGCAAGCCTTACAAAATAGATAAAGATGATTCAAGTTGTTTTAAACCTGATCCATTCGCATTATTGATACATGGGACTCAAAAAAAAGGATACTTTAAAAATTTAAAAAAATGAATAATAAATACAATAAAGAAGCAGTAGATAAACTTATCAAAAGAGATAAGTCTATTTCTAAAAAAGAAGCTAAATTAATTCATGCACTTTTAAAAGGTAGAGATTAATTTTTAATTTTTAAAAAGTAAAAAATCAGAAATTGAAATAAAAAATCAAAATCCTGGAATTTTACTTTTTTAGAATTATTTGAATGTTTTGAATGAAGTAAGTCTTGAATGTCTTGAATAGGCAAGTCTGAATGATCTTGAATGAATTGTTTTACTCTCGACATGAATGTATGTACATAAACTATATTTATGATATCATACTTATTACATTCCTATATAAAAATTATGAATGAACACGTTATAAAAATTCCTTGCAGAATTTCAGAGTTATTACCAGAGCATCAGGTAGTAATTATTAGGTTAATTAATCATTTAGCAAGCTCTGGAGATAAATATAAAGACAATGTCATCAAAAGATTAGATGATATTACTCTTGAAAACTGTTTGACTTTTTTTGAAAATGAAGATTTTCAAGAAGATGAATATATGAAAATGGAGAAAGCTAGATATGGAGTAGGAATGACTGAAAAAGAAATTGAAGAAGAAGTAGAGTTTAATGAATTGAATTGGTTAAACGATGAAGAAGTTAATAAGAAATTAAAGGAGAATTGATAATGGATATTAAAAGCAAAGTCCAAATCTTACTTAATATTTTATCCGTATTATGTGAGTTAGCAGAAAGGGATGCTACTTTCTTTTTACCTCAAAAAGGTAATGAAATAGATTATGAAGAGTCAGTTAGATATTTAGTTA